TGCTGACTTTACAAAATATGACAGGTATACTATGTCAATTATGTGTGGCAGGCAAAATGATAATACCGCCACGCTTCCTTTATTTGGTAACTTTGGCCTCTTCTATGGTACTTTTAACGAGAATAATCTGCCTGAATACTCACCGTATTTGACCCCTCTTACTTCTCCTCGCCCACAAGCCCCACAGAAGGTTGAAGGACTACAATTCTTAGACTCTTACCCTGTAACCCCAATAGCATTATCTTTTAATGATACTAACACTTCAGTTGGTGTGACTCACACGAAGGAAAGTGGTGGCTATATCAAGAGTAATGGTACTATGTCTACAAGTTGGACAACTCTCAATATTCAACAAATTAACCTCGCCCCAGGCCTATATAGGTTAGAGCGAACCGCAACTGGCAATTTTAAGCTAAAAGCCGACTCAAATACTGGTGGCAATCACACGCTCGCTTCTATTCTTAGCTGGGAGAAGAGCACCACTTTTGTTGTCGATAAAACAGAGACTGGGGTTTATTTCCCATACCTCTCACACCCAGGTTTTGCGTTTGATAATCTCATGAATAAGATTACTCTGTCTACTGCAAAATATAAGATTACTCTGCATAACAAGAATGTCTATGATGTAGCTGGCAATAACAGGAATAATAACGGCATATCATCTTCAAGAAATGGTGATAACACTTGGTCGTTTAGCGGTACTATGGGTAATACTGGCTGGGCAAATATTACTAATGCATCTAATTTCACCCCTATTCTTTACCCAGGAACCTATACCTTTTCTATCGACCACCCACCTGTCGGCTACAATGTCATATTGAAGCTACAAGGCGACTCAGGCCCGAAAGATGTGCCTATTTATCAGAACAATATGTCTACGACTTTTACTGCGGGTGTGCCATATAAGTCTGCTTATGTCTTCCTTCAAGCCCCAGCTGGCACGGTGATTAACGACACTCAACGCTTCCAGCTTGAGAAAGGTGAGGTTGTTGCTAATCCGTCTGTTATGGCAACCCTTAATGACGCAAAGTGGGTTGAACTCGGCAAAGACGGGGTATTAACAATCCCTAAACTTGATACCTCAAAAGAAGTGATTGTCCAATCTTACTCATCAAAAGACGGCGTGTGTTCACCTATCAACAAACAAATTACCTTCTTCACCCCAACCCCGATTAACGCCCCTATCTTCTCTACCCCGGCCCAAACAGATACAGGCAGTTGTATAAATGTGAACTTCCCATTTACTCAGCCAGATGGCAACCGATTTAATACCGTTAAGCATCGCTATTCATATCATGTAAATAATAGTGAGTGGAGTGAGTTTGTGAATATCACAGAGCTTATCGCAAGACTGTCTTGTGTTGCTTATGGTTCATATATCTGCGTAAGAGCTTACTCTGTTGGGGATGGATTAAGAGGCGAAACTGGTGAAACCTGTCTCACGGTGTCTATCAAAACACCAGATGATACCCCATATAATGGCCCTCTTTTAATCAACAATGTGTTATGCCAGAGTCTATCTAATCTTGCTGAACTCATCTGTGAAGAGTGGAACGCTATTAAGGAAGATGAAAGAGAAATCTACACTAACGATGAGCATAAATTGGCTTGTGATGGTGACCCAGAAGACCCTACCCTCTTCTCAATGCTCTCTCGTATTTATCGTTTCTATACTGCGATTAACTGTCTGATTTGTAGCGGACTTAACGATGACTTCAATATTTATAAACAAGGTGGGGCTGGAAAGGTCTTTATCGGTGGGAAATGGATTACGCCTGCAAAGAACTTCAACGATAAGGCTACCAACCCTCTCGTAACTGGTGGAGCGATTTATGACAAATTACAAGAATCAATCCAACCACTTTACAAATACTTCAAAACCTACGATTACCTAGTCTACTCGATTGATAACTTAGCTAGTAGCAAAGATGTATTTATCAAGGGTGACACAGCACTTGCTAAGACTGTTGAATATACTTACGATGGCAAAAACTGGGTGAAGGGTAAGGCTCAAGATTTACATGACTTCGATATGGTTCATGTTAATAACGCTACGAACTATCAGCCTTTTAACGCCGGTGCTAATGTTGTCAAAGTGTCTGCTGGCTCTGGGTGGTACTGGTATGGTAATACATGGAACCAATTAGATGCTTCGTGCTCAGATGCTTATGATGACTTGTCTGAATATCTAAAATCCAATTTCGTATCGAGATTAGATAATAAAAGGAAGATAAAGTACGAAATACTTAATCGCAATATTGATGGTTCAGTCGCCCAACCAGCCCCACGGGCCGCCGACCCTACCTCAAAGACAATCTACTTTATTACGGAGGAGATATAAAACATGGCAAACGGACAATTTATCTGTGAACTAATCGTTAATGTCAATGGCTCTGGCATCACTGCTCAGATGCACTACCGCCATAGGTCTGGTGGCTCATTTTCGTATTCTGACCAAAATTTCCCTGTCCCAACAATGACTATCGACGGTCAGGTCTTCCAAGATACGGCCTTCCAGAACTGGGTTAGAAGTGGAATACAAGTTGGCGATGTTCATACAACAAATTTTTATAAGGCCTGTGCAAATGGGGAAAGAACCGTCACATTTACTGCTGGGCGAGGGTATCGTAATGACTTTGAAGGCTCGTGGTCTAGGACTGTGACAATAAATACTGGCCCTACTACCCCTCAAAATCCGTATGCGGCTCTTATTTCTACCAAGTGGAACGAGGTGGTGATGAGAACCTCTGTCTCTAGCTGGGGGCAAACAGGTGCTGGTACCCCATGGCATGAAGGCTTTATTGCTGATAAGAATTCGACATTACAGAACCTTGGTGATACTTCTCGCTCTGGCATGGGGTTAAAAACTGTTACCCGAGACTTGTCGACGACCTTTACTTTTCCTGCTAATTCATACCCACTGGTTAGACGAGGTGGTCAGATTGAAATAAAGGGTTGTCTAGATTTTAAGCTAGCTTGCTACACAGATAATGCACATACTGGGAACGCTAGTTATGTTTCTAGTGAGGTTTTTCATACCCCACCTGCACCGATTGATACTATTGAGGTTGTCAAACAATCAAGAGTGTCTTTGACTGAGACTGCTGTCACGATTGCGATTACTGGTGGAGATAAAACTAAAAACTACGATGCAAATGTCACGACTGAATATTCATATACGGTGAAAGACGGCACCCCTACTGAGTGGGCTGCACTTCCTACCGCCAAAAAACCATGGGAAAAACAACAATTTGAGGTGAGGTTTCCAGCTGGCAAACAAGTTGAATTCAGGGCTAGACAAATTTATCAAAACCAAGAGTCAGAAATCAAAACCACTAACTTTGTTGTTTATAAACCATTGTCTGGTGTAAAGGTTAAAGATGTCATCGTCGCAAAAGATACGATTAAAGGCACTGTTGAAATCGCAGATTTAGGCTCACCTGCTGAAGATTTCACTACGCTTGAAATGGGGGCGACGAAGAAGAATACTGGTCTGTATGGGGCTAACCCTCGTATCATTGTTTCTACGAAGGTCAATGTGCCAAATAAGGCTACCGCCTTAACTCTCAGTAATTTTAATTCTGGAAAAATTGGTAATCCAGATTTTACAATCACATCAAATACGAAGTATTATCTAGGTGTTTATGCCTATAGTCCGGCTACTAAGTTTAACGCTCAGAGTGGCGATGATTGGTCAGGCACTGCTGGGTATCAAGAGGTTATTACTCTTCCAGAAACAACGGAAGTCAAATTCACCAATAATGAACTAGTGAATAATAAGGTGACGACGACCTTAACTGCTACGATTTTGTCGCTAGGTGGCGAAGCATTAGAATTGACCCCACAATATCGATATTCTTCTGATTATGGGTCACATTGGTCTGAGTGGGGGAATTTAACCCCTAACCTACAATCACAGAGTTTTACTATCCCTGATTTGCCGTTTGGTTCAACCATTTTTGTTGAGTCTAGGACAAAGAACTCAAAAGAGCAATTCTCTGCAACATCTACTTATCGATACATCACAAGTGATAGGCCACCGATAATTGAAGAGTTCACTTATAGCTTTGATGAACTTAGAAGAAATAAAATTAAATTCCACTTAAAACTCTCATCTGTTTACGCATCTAATTCAATCATTAAAAATGCGACATTACGCCTTGACGGTAAAGAAATACGCCTACTAACAGACTCAGCTGCTATTGAAGCTAATGCAGAAGATAGTCTGTCGAATTATCGCCCAAATGCTGTCTTATCATATTATGTTTCAGTTAGTACTCGTGATGGAGTGTTTCAATCGTTAGAAAGCACAATCCAACTGCCTCGCCCGATTATTGGGGTGGTAATCTACCCTAACGGTGAGAAAAAACTAATCACAGATGTGGCCAGTTCTACTGGCCCAGGTCAATTTACCGACCGACTTGACAGGTCTTTTACAAAACTGATTAAAAGATAAACCTTTTATGGTATGATAGCGGTATACGACATCTAAACAAGGAAATATATCTTTATGGCAATTCGCCCAGAAGTACTACAAAAAATATTAAGTGATGCTGATAAAGCAGAACCAATCTCTGGAACTGTAAATGTCTACGACCCAGAGAACTACAACAAAATCCGTGCTAGACAAGAAGCTATGTCTAAGCTTAACGAAGTAGGCCGTGATGGCTACATGGAAGAACAAATCGGTGAAGGTGCGATTGAGTTTAACCCAAACGGTACGCTCAAAAGCATTGCTCGTACTCAACCAAAGGTTATCGACCCTCGTCGTTTAACTGCTAACCGTTATGCAAAACAGACTGTCCCAGCTGGCACGCTTGGTCTTCGCCCAGGAACTGATATTCTATTTGCATTTGGTGGTGCTGTAATCCAAGCTTTTGAAAACACTACTTTGACCCCACAGGTAAAGGTTTACCGTTTTCATTACAATACTAGCGTCCATGATTGGCAATTCGTGCGTGCTGAATTAGTCGAAGATAAGTTCGCCTATTCAACCATGACCTCGTCTCTCGATGGTGCATCTGCTCTTCATCTTATTCATTTAATTGAAAATGATACTGTAAAAGACACCAATATCGATGGCGATAGCCTAGAAAAGGTCTTGACCAGTAAGGAAAAGAATAGTGGTGAAGGCTTGACTGACGAACCAGAAGAGGCACAAGAAGAACCAAAGAAGGACAAATAATGACTTCCGCCCCTAATGTCCCTATGGACGATGAAGCCTTGGCACGAACCGAGAACGGCAAGTTCCATATCCACCCTCTTGTAATCGTAGATGGCGAAATGGACTTCGGCAAATATAAACAGAAGACTCGTCGCATGATTTGTCAATCTGCTTATATGAATAAAGAAGGCAAGATTTCTATTTGCAAAAACCCATGCTTTACTGTTGTCGGCGAAGGCACTGGCGACCAAACCCAGATTATTGAGTGTGGCAAATGCCGTACCCAATATGTTATTCGTAGGCAACACAACGCCCAAGGGAATACATTATTCTCCACAGCTGTTTGGGCGATTGGTAGAAAGATTGGCGAAAAAGGCAAACTCTGGACAGACAGAAAAGACTGGTCAGACCATATTATCTTTGGCACAGAAAAAATAAAACAAAATAATCTGTGCTATGATGTGCCTAGTAGTATCGACCCCTCTTAGCTAGTAATATTAACAACAACGAAAGGTAATAATATGGCAGAGAAAGTCTATACAAAGACTCTAGTGCTGAAAGTAGAAGGCGGCGATGTGACCTTTACTGGGGCTCGTGCTTACGCTATTCAGCGCCAACTTGATGACAATGGTGATTTAATCCACTTCACCGATAGCGTCAACAAGAAACAGACCAATTACTACAAGGTCAACGGCAACTCTTGTACATTTTGTCTTGTCGCTACTGTCACCGCAGGTGATGCAGTTCCAGCTGAAACCGACAAAATCAAGGCTGACGAAGAACTTAACAAGTGTGCTTAATAGGGTAAGGAGAATTAACCATCATGGCTAAAGAAGAAGAAGTTAAAACCCCTACCCCTATTGAAGACACTGTTGAAAATACCGAAGAGGTAATTCAAGAAGTCGAAAACGCTGTTGAAGAACACATCGAAATGGCGAAAAGCGTAGATGAAATGATTGAGGAAGCCCCAGCGACTACCTCAAATGAAACTCAAGAGTATCTACGCAACCTCATCAAAAACGCAACTAAATAAGAACTGGAAGGACGATACAACACATATGCTATTTAAGCTACATGACTTTATCGAAGGAGCAATCCCTCGCATGATTTATAAGACATCTGCCGATGGCAATAGTGTTGTTAATTCCCGTGTGACATTTATGCCAGGTGAGGTTTATGAGGCCGTGGATGACACCCTTATTCGTCTAATCAAAGGCGAGATTGGCGATGTCAGACAAAAGTCACTCTTAACAAGTGATTTGAAACAGACCTTAGAAACCAATGGTGTAGACTACACCGTGACTAAATGTGCTTCCTGTTCTGGTGCGAAGCCTTATGCGTTATACAACCCATTTAAGATTTTGGAGGAAAAATAAAATGACACTTCCGTCTGGGACAACAGCTTCTCGTGCCAAAGAAAACACCACCATGAGGCAGAAGATTAAGTCTAAATGGGACAAGAAATGTCGTTATGAAGTGGGGACTAGTGAACCACTTCCAAGACAATTCAGTCTTGAAGGTGCCAACTTTTCATCATCTCTTAAAACAGAAGGTGAAAACTGGTGTCGCTTAATCGACGAAGGTGTGGTGGTGGACAACGGCTTCTTTACTGGCGAACCAATGGCTTATGCCGTTATTCGCAAAGGAGTGTTGAAGAAATGGTACGAAAGCTTAACTGATGACTTTGTCGGCACAATTGATAAAGACCACAATAGGTCTATTGACCTCGGATTGTTCACTAAGAAAGATTTACGCTTAGTTGAACTTGAAGATGGTCGATACGCAATCGATGTCAATGTAAAACTCGACCAAGAGCTATACGCCGTCAAAGACTTGTTAAAAATGAACAACCGTACTGCCTTATCAGTCGAAATGTTCGTTAATGCTGATGAATACGCCACCGCTGAAAAAGTGACTGTCGATGAGTCTCAAGGTAAATACCTTGTCCCTCTCATTGACGACCTTAAGATTGAAGGCTACGCTGTTTGTTTAGCCCCTAAATCTGCAAATTCCTACAAAGACGGTTTGCTGGAAAATGCAGGTTCAACCGATATTAACCTAATCAAGGAAAAAGAGTTTTCTATGAATAAAAACGAAGAACTCAAAGCCCCTGCCCTCGAACAGGTCGACGCATCTGCAGGCCCAGATGTTGAGGTTACTACTGAGGTCGCTGAGACTGAAGCTGTGGAAACGCCAGCTGTCGAAGCTACTGAGGTTGAACCTGTCGAAGCTGCCGAAGAGGCGGAACAAGAGGTAAAAGAAGAAGCTGTTTCTGAAGAAGAGGACAAACTCTCTGCAATCGAAGCAGAAATCAAAAACCTCAAAGCTGAAAACGCTTCTTTGAAAGAAGAAAACGCCGATTTGAAAGCCCAACTCACTGTAAAAGCAGAAAAAGCATTTGCTACCGAGGAACGCTTAACCAGTATTCTCGCTATGGCTGCTTCTGATGCCCCAACGGCTGATGAGGGTGGCAAAACGACACCTGAAGAAGAGAAAAATAAAACTGAGGAAGTAGATGCCTATACAGCTGCATTTGCTGAACTCAATAAGGAGCAATAAGCCAAATGAACCCAAATGAAATCTTCTCTGGCAAGAACGCTATCACCACCGATGAAGCAATGCAACTTGCAGCGTCAACCAACGCTATCGGTGCTGTCACCAAAGGTATTCAGCCAGATAACTCAAAATCTGTCATTAGCCACGCTAACGACGGTTCAGACCCACTTGTAGCCCGTCTTCTTAACAACGGTGTTGCAAATGAGACTGAAATCCTCATCGACCCATGTAAAACTGGTCGTGAAAAATATTACTTCCAGACCCCATTTGTCATTAACGACACTCTAGTCGGTAAAGACGATGCTGGTAGCACTTGTTGTGTTGGTACCCCAAGCCTTGAAGGTTCACGCTACAAGCTTGACCTACACGAACTCTGTGTGAAAGACTGCGTCAGCTCTTCACTCGATGAAATGCTTGAAAGCGCTGTCTTCCAGAAATCACAAGACACTCGTGACCCATTTACTGAATACGGCAAGTCTTTCGCAGCCAAGCGTGCTAAATTCGTAGCTCGTTATGCCAAGTTCATCTTTGACCGCAACCTCATCTTAGGTACCACTCAAACTAACGGTGATGCTCTCCGTCCATTTAACGGTCTGTTGTCTCGTCTTGCTGATGCTCGTACCCTCAAGATTGATGGTTCAGCTGGTGTTCTTGAGTCTATCATGATGGCTGACTGCCGTTTGATGGCTATGGGTCGTGAACTTGGTGGCTATGTTATCGCTATCAACCCAATCTTGATGCCAACCCTTCGCCAAGAAGTTCGCACTTACCTCAAAGCTGACCCGTTCTCTGACTGGAAGCTTGTAGGAAACACCGTTTCTTACCGTGGTATGCCAATCGTAGCTTCTCGCTTCGTCGATGTCGACCTTTCTGACAACACTACCTCAGTCTGGTTGATTGACCCAAGCAAGGTCGGTATCAAGACTGTTTACACCCCAACAGGCCCATACATCAAGCGCATCGACTCTCAAGACGACTGTGGTGGCCACTGTGTATCTATGCACCTTGCTGGCTCAACTGTTGTTACCGACTGGAACGGCTTAATCTTAATCAACAATGTTAAGCTTGCTTCTATCTGTGACAGCCTTGTCCTCAGCGGTCTTGATAATTATGTCAACTCTGGTGTCGTTGGTCAGCTTTACCCAAAGGCAACCCTCAACCCAAAGTTAGTCTAATTAGCTAGCTAAGAGTAAGAAAAACACAAATACAAAATCCCCCTTGCAATACAGGGGGATTTGTAATATCATAAACACAAGAAAAGCGATAGATGCCCACCCTTTATCGCTTTTTTTACGCTCTGGCTAAATTGCCCACTGGCATAAATCTTCATATAACGTATTTAGTGCATCATCAGACATACGACCAAAATTGGGGGTATCAAGACCGTATTTATTCATCATCTTGATACACTTTTGTCTCTTGATATTACGCTCGGTAGTAGCCTTTGTTACATAATCTCGATTAGTGACTGACTTTCCTGCCTCTGAGCCACCACCATTTTTCATACGAGCGACAACCACCTGACGAATTCTAGCGTTAGGCTCAGCCCATTGCTTCTTAGCAGCGATTGAAGAGTTCGGGCGAGGCTTACCTTTAGGCCAGCTTGGCTTGGTTTTTCTCTTACCTAATGCACTCTGTTTTTTACTGAACTCTTCTTTAGACAGAGGTGGAAAATACAAAGATAGTGTAGGGTTAATATAGATTTTCGTTCCCTCCATGAACTCAGGAACTTCGTAATTATCGTCCTTATTGTCCACCATAAACCTGCACCATATCATCTACACTAGCGTCATTTTCGCCCCTCAAAATGCCTGACAAGACCAATGAACGCACAGCTAGACAGAGTGAGTCTAGTGCGTCTGGGGACTGTCCTAGACGGCGTTTTATCTCTTTCTTCGCTTCAATCTTAATCTTCTGCCCTTGCTCTGAGTTGCCTACTTCTCGAATTTGTTTAATCAAATCATCATAATACTCTGGGGCAATAAACATCATCTGAGACTCACAGAGTTCTTTCAAATCTAGGTGCATCTCAGCACGCTTATTTAATGCCCACTTCGCATTGAAATCCGTTTCAGCTCGCCACTCGGTTGGTAATGAACCGAAAGCTACTGGCTCGATGTCTAAGTCAGGGGAAAGTCTTAGTAATGTCTCATATAGCTGAACACCCATACCAATATCGATTGAGACTCTCTCTATTCCATATCTTTCGACTAATTTCAACACATCTAAACAGATATTAAGGGTCGTCATTGTATCATCCCAAACTGGGTAGCGAGTTTTCATATCTTCTTGATAGTCTAATGACACCCAAATACGCTCTGGTGAGATGTTAAGGGTAACGATAGTGACAATGAGTGAGTCTGCACCTTTATATGCAGAGTCGATGCCCATAAATGATATTTTCTGTGATGGGGTAGGAAAAGCAGTTTTATCATAAACTGATGGTAATGTAGTGAAGAAACGGTTGCCTGAATTATCTGGGGGAAATTCACAGGTCACAAAAGCCCTATACTCATTAGAATATGTCGGCATACCAGTAAGTTCCATTTGCCGTCTTGTCATACGCCCTTCAATAATTGCAGAAGAGTCGTTCATGTGAACAACAAATGTGGTAGGGTCATCATAAAGGTCTCTGAAATGCCCGTTAATCTGTGGGTTGCCCACGCAGAAACGCTTAGTATCGTTATTTTCCATGAAGAAACGAGAGGCAGTACGAAACCCTACTGGTGACATAATCTGAATTTCATCTAGCAATACCACATCACCACCGACACCGACCGCACCAGCAGCAGCGATGTCTGCACTTTTTTTCGTTTCATTGGTCGAGAACAATTTAATCGACCCACCTGATTTCCATGCCAAGGCTTCCTTTGAGGCTTGTGTAGCAAGACGCTGGACTTTTTTATTGACATCACCGTCGTCATCTGTAATCACTAAACCATCTTGGATTTCTTTAGACGCAGAAGGCAGTAGACCAACCACCTTTTCCTGAATAAGGCCTGCCTTGTCTCTGGTCGCACCACCAATACGCACTTCCTTTCCGCCTAAGGCAGCGTTAGCAATGGCAATGAACGCATTAAGAAATGAATTATGTGTTGGTATTAAGCTCTTACCGACAAGATACATACCGTCTGGTGAGTCGACCATAATACAATTACCTTGTCCTGCGTTTTCAACCTTCTCTACTTTAACAATGCCAATCCTTTTTCTAGGGACGGTCTGGAACCGCCTAAAACGAAAAGTAGGGATGTTATATGGTAATGAAAAGCTAATCTTATAATGCGTCTTCCGTCCAAAAGGGGTGGGGATGACCTTACTATGGTCTATGCCCATTACAGTCAAGATGTCTGAGAGGTCGTTAGCGACTCTTTCTGGTGACACCTTAACTGTGATCTCTACCTACTGTGTCAATTAGCCCAGCTAAGAGTAATTTTTGTTCTATCGTTGAAGCGTATTTATAAACATCTGGAATATGCTTACTGTTATAGCCACCGTATGCTTTAGTCATCTTCTTGCCGTCGGTGTCTATCGGCGCTCCCCCCAACCAACATCCGAATAGATACGGGTCAAAAAGTTGGTCGTTTGTGATGAACTTACAAGGTTCAGTGGTATCGACAAAATAAGCGTTCTTCTTTACTCCGTCTAATTCTCTAGTCTCTACGATACGAGGTGCCTTTGATTTTCCTAGATAAACTTGCCACTCATGATTAGCATGGGTATAAATCTCTTCACCATTGTCAAATACCACTTTGTAATTAACATCCATTTTAGGGGTCTTACTAACAACCACAGTTGGTTTACCAGAGGGGTGGAAAATAACATCCCCAGGCTCTAAATCCCCATGCTTCTTCCAGCCTTTTGTGGTTAATACTAGGGTATCGTCATGACAGAGCTTGCCATAACGAGTTGGGGTGACCATTAAAACAGACCTATATTTTTCAAAGTCTAGCCCGAATTTGTCTGCCAATTCTCGACTAAGCATCGCAGCCCCAACAAGTACTGACTGGGTAAAAAATAGCTTCGCCCCAGGCACGACTTCATCTGCCATGAGCTGCCCAATTTTTGCAAGTATCATCAACTCTTCATTTGAGTCAACTGATATTTTACGATAGTCTGAGACATCTAAGATTTTACCCTTGACCCAATCAACACGGTTGGCCATATATTCTTTGTCGTTTTCGTGAGCTAATATCTCATCTCGTGTTCGTTCTACAACCATGATTAAAGCGTTTACCTTTTCCTTTTATACTTATTATACCCACTCTAAAAAATATTCTCAAGAACTGTGTTAGCATAAGACTAGTATCGACACCTTTTAATCCCAGAAGATTAAACAATAAGGAGTTCTCTTATATGGCGGAAAATGTAACCACCGAGACTACTGCTACCCAGAAGGAAACGCAAGTAGCCACCGAACATAAGGCAACCAACGCTGTTGTCGCTCGCAGATTAAAAGCTGTCCAAGACGCTGGCAATCTTACCCCAAAAATGCAACGAGGCTTTGACCGTTTGTCAGCTTCAATCGCAAACCAAGAATAATAATTATTAACATAAAGGAAAAACGAAAAACATGGCTAAATGTGACTCAAAAGGCTTCGTAATTCGACAAGACCAAATGGGTAAGTTGAAGAACGATGACATGATTGCCATCTCTGTACTTGACTCTCTCGCTTCATGTGCAAAGATTGACACTCGCAACAATACCGCAGCATCTAATGCTAACCTTAAAGGTGCTTTCTACAACGCAGCCAACACCCCTGTTGATGCTTTCGGCTGTAGCAAAAATACCTGCTACAATACTGGTACTTACCAAGGTGCCGTTGTGGCTAAAGCTGCTGTCACTATCGGTGACTTCAAAAAGACCTTTGATACTACCCTCTACGCAACTGGTATCATCACTGCTTATGTCTTGCTCCCAGATGGTGACCATAAGGTGACTATTAACTTAACTGACTACGCAGAAGGTGGTTGGGCTAACTTTGATGCTCTTTCAAAGACTGTCCACGCTACTAAGGGTGGTAATGGTTCATATCTCTACCCTGTTCAGTTCGACCTTTCAAAGGCTCCTACTGAAACTGGTACTGGCTGGACTCCATCGACTATCGGTGTTAAGGCTCGCTTCGTTATCGACGGCACTAATATCAAGGTCGGTGATTATGTTGGTGTCTCTTCTATTGCTTTCTACGAGAGCATTGAAGACCTTGAACTTAACCGCACTATCTTGCTCTCATGTCTTGATACCTTTGGCGACAGCCAATCGTTCGATGTGATTGAAGGTGCTTGTTCTACTTCTGAATACGACCCACAATCTGGTTCTATCACCTTTAACTTAACTGCTAACAAATGGTCTGAGAACCTCAAATACATCAACCCAACTCTTCGCAAGACTGATGATACTGAATTCGGTGTTCTCAACATCGTCACCCGTACTGTTGGTAATGCTAAGACTATCAACCCTGAACTCGATGGCTACGGCTTCATCCAGCTCTCTGATATGGTCGAAAGCGACTGTGGTTATGTCTATATTCAGACCCCAGGTTGTGCTGGTAATTCTCGTGACCTCGTCCGTGTAAACAGCCCAATCCCAACCATCAACGCTACCACCGACTCTGACAAATTCCAAGTACTGACCTCAGACTATCTTGGCAATAAATCACTCGGTCTTATCTTGGTTGGTAAAGACTGGATTGGCCAAGAACTAAACATCATCTACCGCAAGAAGGTTACAGCTGAGGTTTGGGAAGTGACTAACGAATTCCGTGAATTCAATGTCTCTATTCTTGCTCCGTTCCGCAAGAAAGACGGCACTCGTGAGTGGCACCTTTATGAGAACGCTTTTGTGACGACTGTTCCAAATAACATTTCTCGTTCTGATGAAACTACTGTTGAATTAGAATTCACCGTCGCAGCCGATGAAAACGGTGTCCGCAAGAAGATTGCAAAAATTACTGAAGCTTAATCAGGGTAAACAATAAGCAAAAGAGGTGTACTATGAGGAAAGAACGATGTGTGAATATCTGCCTTTTCTCATATACACTTTTTTAACGAGGAGAAACCTATGAAGAAGAAAAAAAATAATAATATCGACTGGTTCAAGGCGTTATTCTGGGGTGGCTTTCTAATCTTGAACATCAACTTCTGGCTGATTATTGGTCAGGCAGGATTATTGCTTCCTGCGATAATAATTTACCTGTTATCTATGGGCGTATTCATCGTCGCAGTCGTTGAGGAGGTAAAATGAGTTGGAAGCAAACAATCTACCCGAACCTAGATGATAAGAAGTTAGTTGTTTATTATCAAGGCAAACCACTATTAGACTGGTTCTTGTGGTGTCTAGCTGTCGCACAGAGGACATTTAATGTCGCACCGTTCGCAGCATCTGCCCAAATCGCATGGAACTGGAACAACACAAAACACCAAGACCGTAATCTTCCAGATGGATGCTTTGTACCAATCTGGTGGACTGGCGGAACTGGCAATTATGGCCATGTCGCTATCGCTAAGAGGTCTGGTAATTGGGTTCAGGTTTGGTCTAGCCCTTATCGCCATAAAGCATTTTTCGACTATTTCGAAGGCGAGCTAAATGCCACGATTGACAATATCTCTCGTATCTATGGTGTGAACTATGCAGGTTGGACTGAAACGATGAATACTACAAGAGTTGTTGAGTGGGTCAATCCACCACAGTTAAAACCTAACGAAGAAATCGCAGCCGAAGTCTGGCAGAACAAATGGGGCAACGGTCAAGACCGTATTAACCGTTTAACTAGTGCAGGCTACGACTGGAAAGCTGTTCAAGCTTTAATCGACAAAGGTGTAGGAAAACCTGTTGAACAACCTAAGGTGGAAGAAGTGAAACCTGTGGAAAAACCTGTCGAGAAGCCTATCGAACCACCTAAGGTGGAAGAGGTAAAACCTGTTGAACAACCTAAGGTGGAAGAGGTAAAACCTGTTGAACAACCTGTCGAACAACCTAAAACTGAAGATAATAAATCTAAAGAGGAGGAAAAACCTATGGACAAGACCCCTGAACTTACTGACGACAAAATCAAACAATTTAATGATGCTTACCAAGCTTCACTCTCTCAAGCTAGTGGCATTATCGAAGAAGTCGGAAGTGGTTTCGATTTTAGCCAGAAAACCAAAATGATTGCTTACCTACTCGGTGACTTTCTACTTCTCGCTGGTGCTATCACCCCACAAGTTATTCTTGCAATCATGAGCCTTAATGACAAGAATATGACCGCTTTCGGTACTGCCCTTGCAAGTATTCTAGCTACCCTTGGCTCTCAGATTCTACTCAT